AATAACAGAATAGGACTGTATAAACCTAAATAAACAAAAACAAAAACAAAAACAAAAACAAAAAAAATGGCAAAATTTATTAAATTTAAAGTAGCTAACGGAAACGCATTAGCTACTGGAGGAGATTATTCAAGAGACGTATTAGTAAATGTCGATGACATTGAAAATGTAGCTGATACTGTAGCCGGTGGGGTTTACTCAGTAATCGTAACATTAAAAGGATTAGTAGGCGTAACTGCTGCAGGTGGCGGACAAGCTGCTTATACTGTACCAGCAACTACTGTACCAGCATTCGTAGAAGGATTNGAAAATTTTTCTGGAGACCAAGCTGCTTACACGGTACCAGCTTACACAGTACCAGCAATTCCTGCAGATGCTGTTGGAACAGTGGGTGGTAGAATAATTACATTACGTGTATCTACATCTCCAACCGCTGCTGTTAACCCAGCTGCAATTACAGTGGCACAAAACATGCCATCACAATCTATTGTTAGAGCTTTAACTGCAAACCCAGGAGGTGTTGCTGCTTCTGCTCAACTAAGTAGAGATGGTGCAGGTTTAGCTGCTAATGCTCAAATGTTCTGGGCAAGTGCTGCGTTTACTTCAGACGTTACATTATAATTAAAAATTAAATAATCTTGCGGGGTTTAATCATCCCGCAGGATTTTTTATTATGGCATTCAAAATAAATCCACCTTACGCAATATCCAATACTCCTATATACCACAAGGACATGGATGATAATACTCTAGGATTAGCTAATAATAACGGTACTATATTACTGAACAAAAACTTGTCTCCTGATAAAGAAAGCGAAGTTGTTGATCATGAAATGGTTCATATTGAGCAAATGAAAAGAGGTGATTTAGACTACGATGCTAAAAATGTTTATTGGAAAGGTAAATCTTATTCAAGAGCCAGTATGAAAGAAGGAGCTAAAAATCTTCCTTGGGAAAATGAGGCATATAAAAAACAAAAAGAATAAAATGAACAAAATATTTGCATGGCTTACTGGTAGTGTAATCAAAGAAGTTGGCAACGTTATCGATAAGTTCACAACAACAAAAGAAGAAAAGCTTGAAGCTAACAGGCAGATACAAATAATTCTTGAAACCGCAGAAGCTAACGCTCAAAGAGAAGTAACTTCAAGATGGGAATCCGACATGAATTCGGATAGTTGGTTAGCTAAAAATATACGGCCAATGGTACTTGTGTACCTTACGTTTATATTTACGCTACTAGCTTTCACAGATGGGAACATTGGGGAATTTAAAATAGCAAAAGAATACATACCAATAATTCAAACATTACTAGTAACCGCTTACGGCGCTTATTTTGTGGGAAGATCTTGGGAGAAAGGTAAACAAATAATGAATAAAAAAAATACATAAAAATGGGACAATTTCCAACATTAGATAGCTTCATATCAAGAGGATTAGCTTACACACCAACCAACACTATTGACGCAAGATCAGCTTGGCTTTTTGAAAATCAGTCTGGAACATTAGGTACTAACTTGACGGGATCATCAGTCTATGTAGGTACAACCGGAACAGTAAAAGTAGTTATATCAGGTACAGTTGCTTCAACGGGTGGTGGTGTAACTAGTATAACGTTTAATACCCCTGCAAATGGAGGAACAGGTTATGTTACAGGAAATGGGTTGGTAACTGTTGTAGTCAGGGGAGGGGTAAAGGTATCCACTGGATTAACAGTAGATATAATAGCAGTAGCAGGAGTTATAACTCAAATAACTGTAAACGCACCAGGAACAAATTACACAATAGGTGAAAAAATACTAGTTATGCAAACAGGAAGTGATGATGGCGCTTCTTTTTTCGTATCTTCAGTTACAAGTAATATTCCGGGAGCAGGAGATGCTGTTGAATTTGTAAATGCTCAAGCGGGATCAATTCTACCCGTAGTAGTTGATTACATTTTAATACCAGCAGCAAACGCAGCAACAGACTTAGTAGTAGGCAAATAAATAAAAATGTAGTTTATTGTTCAAACGTGTGATTATACATATAAATATAATTACTAACAATTAAATCTACTATTATGAAAAAATTATTTATTACATTATCATTACTATTTACATTTTCAATTCTAACAGCTCAAGAAGACTTTAATGGCATGTGGGAAAGCGAAGACTCGTCTTACATAACCACTATTATTGCAAGTGAGTATAAAGTTTTAAGTGTGTTTAACACTAGTTTTTTAGAATATAGAGTTATAACTGAAGATATAATTAGTCGCGACAAAAATAAATTTACAACAGAATTGAATAATGAACAAAACGGTTATTCAGTAACAATAGAATACACATTAAAAAACCAAGACACTCTTATTCTAAAGTATTCAAAAGACTTAGAAGGGGAATATATACTAACTAGATTAAGATAAAAAATTATGGAAAGCAATAAACAAGAAAGAAAAAACTTAGTGAATGATAATCCAATGGCTAAAAGAGCTAGTGAAGGATCTCCTGCTAAAAATCTAAACAAAGGTTACGGATCAGAAGTTAAAAGCCCTATGGCAATGATGAAAAGCAAAAAGCCTTCAACAGCATTTGCAATGAAGATGTCAGAAACAAGATCAGCTTTGCCTATGAATGAAACACCTTTAAAAAAGCACAAACCCGGGCACACAGAACCTAAATCTGGTACAATAAAAAATGCTACAGATGTAACTACTACCACAGATAATGTTTCTGGTAGACAATCAAATACATCCACGGGTGGAACTGTTTCATCTTCTGGTAGAAGAAGAGCAGATGGTAATATTGATGTTTCACAGACCTTCGCGGATGGTACCGGCTACGGTTCTACTTATAGTCAAAAACAGATTAATGAGCGTGGAGATATACCACTGCAACCTCAAAGGGATACTAATACCGGTACGGGAGTTTTAACAACAAATAATGATAAATCTACAAGCTACAAACAATACTCACAAAACAGAACAAAGAGGGAAAAGGAAATAAAAAGAGTTAAAACAGATAGTGTATTTACAGGTAATAGAAATGCAAGTACTACCGCTTATAATAAGGTTTTGAATAGCTTTAAAACCAATAATTAAAAACAAATAACCATTAATAATTAAATTAAATCAACATGAGTAAAGTAAAAAAAATGAAATCACAAGTAGAAGACGCAGTAAAAGTTATTACTAAAGAAGAGTTAGAAAATGTAAAGCACTTAAATAGTGAATTACAAAAACATTGTAATACTATAGGTGCAATGGAAGTTCAAAAAGCTAAAGCTATCTATCAAGTTAATATGCTTGAAAAAGATATGGAAGAAGCTAAGAAGGCTATTGAAACAAAATACGGACCTATTAATATCAATTTACTTGATGGAAGTTATGAAGAGGTTGTAGCACCTAAAGAATAATCTTATGAATAATATTATAAGAAAGATTAGTATCGGGGCTGACTACAAGAACGAAGCTATGCATTACTCTGTTAAACAGACAGTTTATGGCGGTCACGAAATTTCTCATATAATGTTTGAAGAGTCTGATAATTCTTATAATATATTTATAAAAAAAGTAGACGAGGTAATGCCATGGAAGAAGTTTAATTCTAACATGGCAATATCCGTTGAGTATGACTTGGAGTATTAATGAGGAGCATATATGATTTTATCATACGCCCAGTAGGCAAAAGATATGATAATGAGGTTAAGGTCGGAGAGCAAACCCTTATAACAAATAGCTCTATAGAAAGTTTTAAACACGTTAACAATATAGCTGAAGTAGTGGAAACACCTGCAGCATTTGCGACACCTATAAAGAAAGGTGATCTAATAGTTGTGCATCATAATGTGTTTAGAGTATTCTATGATATGAAAGGAATTAAAAAGAACAGTAGGTCATTCTTAAAAGATGATCTTTTTATGTGCGCTATAGATCAAGTATACTTATATAAAAAAGATAAATCTTGGAATTCATTTGGAGATAGGTGCTTTGTTGCTCCTGTTAAAAATAAAGACCTTTTAAGCAGTCAAAAAACTGCAGATCTTATTGGTATACTAAAAATAGGTAATAACTCCTTAAAGGAGTCTGGAATCAATCCAGGAGACATAATTGGATTTACACCTAATAGCGAATGGGAATTTGTTATAGACAATCAAGTTATGTACTGTATGAAATCAAATGATATTGTTATAAAGTATGAACTCGATAGAAACGAAGAAGAGTATAATAGCCGCTGGGCGGGAAGCAATTAAAGAATTAGTAAAGGTAGCAAAAGAAAAGATCGTTGACTCAGAAGAAGATATATCAGCTGACAGACTTAAAAATGCTGCCGCTACTAAAAAGCTTTGCATATTCGATGCTTTTGAAATTCTTAATAGAATTCAAGAAGAGGAAAGTATGATTAGTGAATCTAGCACTGATCCTAGTAAACCAGTGTTTAAAGGCTTTGCCGAGGGGAGATCTAAATAATGGCATATCAACAACAACTATATACAATAGTCAAAGACTATGTAAAGCCTCATGTGATTAAGAAAAAAAATCGCTATGCTAAATGGGAGTATGGTTATGACAAAGATTACGATTTAATTGTAATAAGTAAAACTGGTAGGATAGGTGATATATATCTTATTAGCGGTTTGCACATTGCTTTACCAAAAGTTGAAAACCCGAAAGATCTTGGTAATAGTAAATGGCAAGCAAAAGAATATCCAAAAGAATTAAGTAAAATAAAAAGCGAAGCTGATTGGGTAAAATATCCTAAAGCTTTTCACACAAAGTGGCATCCTTATATAGATGAAGAATTTAATAGAAGAGAAACAGGTTACTGGTTTATTAATAAAGGGGTGGATACTTATATTACTGGTACTCATTACATGTACTTGCAATGGTCAAAGATTGATGTCGGGTTACCAGACTTCAGGGAATCAAATAGGTTATTCTACATATTTTGGGAAGCCTGTAAAGCAGATAAACGATCGTACGGCATTTGTTACCTTAAGAACAGACGTTCTGGATTTTCATTCATGTCGTCGGGAGAAACAGTTAACGAGGCTACAATATCGTCAGACGCAAGATTCGGTATACTATCTAAATCGGGACAAGACGCGAAGAAAATGTTTACAGACAAAGTTGTACCAATCTCGGTCAACTACCCATTCTTTTTTAAACCCATCCAAGATGGTATGGATCGTCCCAAAACGGAACTGGCATATAGAGTACCCGCTTCCAAATTTACGAGAAGAAAACTAGACGACAATAATGTAGCTGAAGATCTTGATGGATTAGATACAACTATTGATTGGAAAAACACAGGTGATAACAGCTATGATGGTGAAAAGTTAAAATTATTAGTTCACGATGAAAGCGGTAAATGGGAAAGACCTACAAACATACTTAACAACTGGCGGGTTACAAAAACTTGTTTAAGATTAGGTAGTAGAATAGTAGGTAAGTGCATGATGGGTTCTACATCAAACTCCTTAGACAAAGGAGGAGCAAACTTTAAAAAATTATACAATGGATCAGATGCATCGGCTAGAAACAAGAACGGCCAAACTAAAACGGGGTTATACAAACTTTTTATTCCTATGGAATGGAATTATGAGGGTTTTATTGATCAGTACGGCTATCCTGTGTTTGATGTTCCAAAGGAAGAGACCTTCGGACCACAAGGAGACGAAATAACGGAGGGGGTAGTAGAACATTGGGAAAATGAAGTAGAAGGACTAAAAGATGATCCAGATGCGCTTAATGAATATTATCGACAGTTTCCAAGAACAGAAGCTCACGCTTTTAGAGACGAGGCAAAGCAATCGTTATTTAACTTAACAAAAATCTATCAGCAAATAGATTATAACGATGAATTAAGAAACAACACGATGGTTACTCAAGGTAACTTTCAATGGGAAAACGGGATTAAAGATACTAGGGTAATGTTTTATCCTAATAAAGACGGCAGGTTTTATATAACTTGGGTTCCCGATCAAAACATACAAAATAACGTAATAATAAAAAATGGTAACAAACATCCAGGTAACGAACACATGGGAGCTTTTGGCTGCGATAGTTATGATATTAGCGGTGTTGTTGGTGGTGGTGGTTCTAACGGAGCACTTCATGGATTAACTAAGTTTTCAATGGAGGACGTGCCTCCTAATCATTTCTTTTTAGAATATATAGCTAGACCTTCAACAGCTGAAATGTTTTTTGAAGATGTATTAATGGCTTGCGTATTTTATGGTATGCCAATACTTTGTGAAAATAACAAACCCAGATTGCTTTATTATTTAAAGCGTAGAGGGTACAGAGGATTTAGTATTAATAGACCAGATAAAACATATAACAAATTGTCTTTATCAGAACGTGAAGTAGGAGGAATACCCAATTCAAGTGAAGATATAAAGCAAGCTCACGCCTCAGCAATTGAAACTTACATAGAGGATTTTGTTGGTATAACTAAAGAAGGTTATGGAGATGTTTATTTGCAAAGAACATTAGAGGATTGGGCTAAATTCGATATAAATAATCGAACAAAGCACGATGCTTCAATAAGCTCAGGCTTAGCTTTGATGGCTTGTAACAAACACAGATACAGTCCAAAAGGAGCTATAACAGTTAAAAAAATTAACTTAGGCTTTAAGAGATACAATAACGAGGGAACTACTTCAAAAATAATGTAATAAATGAATGTAAGTACAAATACTAATAGCCCATTTCCGGATCAAGTAGTAAGTGATGCTGAGAAAGCAACTATAGAATATGGATTGCAGGTTTCACGAGCTATTGAACAGGAGTGGTTTAATTATGGCGGTAGTGGTTCTAATAGATATGCTTCTAATTGGAATAACTTTCATAATCTAAGACTATATGCTAGAGGAGAACAAAGTGTACAAAAATATAAAGATGAATTAGCTATTAATGGCGATTTGTCTTATCTTAATTTAGATTGGAAACCAGTACCTATACTTTCGAAGTTTTCAAATATAGTAGCTAATGGTATAACTCAAAAACAATACGACATTACATCTTATGCTCAAGATCCTGAATCTTTAAAGAAAAGAACAGATCATGCGGATAATATATTGTTTGATATGCTTACTAAAGAGCAAAGAGCAACTGCTTCACAAGTAATCCCTATGGACCTTAGCCGATCTAATATGCCAGAAGGAGAATTGCCTGAATCTATAGAAGAAAGAGATCTTCACATGCAGTTGAGCTATAAGCAGGCTATTGAAATAGCAGAAGAAGAAGCTATCAATACTGTATTAGCTACTAATGAATTTGATTTAACTAAAGCAAGAGTTAATCAGGATTTAGTTAACATTGGTATAGGAATTACAAAAACGGCATTTAATCCAGCTGAGGGTATCGTAGTTAAGTATGTTGATCCAGCGTATTGTGTTTGGTCTTATACAGAAGATCCAAACTTTGATGACATATACTATGTAGGTGAAGTTAAATCTATAACTATACCAGAACTTAAAAAAGAATTTCCTCACATTTCTGACGAGGAATTAGAACGAATCCAAAAATCACCAGGTAACCGTAGACTTATACGAGGCTTTGAAAACTACGATTACAACACTGTTCAGGTTATGTACTTTGAGTACAAAACTTATACTGATCAAGTGTTTAAGATTAAAAGAACTGATAATGGTTTAGAAAAAGCTATTGAAAAAACAGATGCCTTTAATCCTCCAGCAAATGATAACTTTGATAGAGTTTCAAGATCAATTGAAGTTTTATACGAAGGAGCCAAAGTTGTAGGTTCGGATATGATGCTTAAGTGGGAAATGTCTGAAAACATGACTAGACCTATGGCAGATACAACTCGTGTTGAAATGAGTTACTCAATGGCTGCTCCTAGAATGTATAAAGGAGTTATACAATCGCTCATAAGTAAGTGTATAGGTTTTGCTGATGTAATACAATTAACGCATTTAAAAATACAGCAGGTATTGTCTAGAATGGTTCCTGACGGAATATTTTTGGATATGGACGGCTTAGCTGAAGTGGATTTAGGTAATGGAACAAATTACAATCCAGCAGAAGCATTAAATATGTATTTCCAAACAGGTTCTGTTGTAGGTAGATCATTAACTCAAGATGGAGATATGAATAGAGGTAAAGTACCTATTCAAGAATTATCTTCGTCAAGCGGTATTGGAAAAATACAAGCCCTTATAACTGCATACAACTACAACATGCAGATGATTAGAGATGTAACCGGTTTAAATGAAGCTCGTGATGGTGGAATGCCCGACGCTAATGCTTTAGTAGGTTTACAAAAAATGGCCGCTAACGCATCTAACACTGCTACAAAACACATTCAAGATGCAAGTATTTATTTATCTTTAAGTACTTGCGAAAACATATCTTTAAAAATTGCCGATGTTTTAAACTTCCCTCTTACTAAAAATTCTTTAATGAACAGTGTTTCTACGTTTAATGTAGATACCCTAAAGGAAATTGAAAGACTTAATTTACATGACTTTGGTATATTTTTAGAAATGGAACCCGATGATGAAGAGAGGGCGGGACTGCAGCAAAACATACAGATAGCTTTGCAAACAAAAGAAATTGACATTGAAGATGCTATTGACATTAGGGAAATAAAAAACTTAAAATTAGCTAATCAAATGCTTAAGTTAAAGCGTAAGAAAAAGCAAGAAGCAGCTCAAGCATTGGTTCAGCAAAACATTCAAGCACAAGCACAGGCAAATGCGGAGTCTTCTGAAAAAGCAGCTATGGCTGAAGTTCAAAAGCAACAAGCATTAACTGCTGAAAAGGTTGCAATAGAACAAGCTAAAGCTGGATTTGAAATGCAAAGAATGCAAGCAGAGGCTCAAATTAAAAAAGAATTAATGGCTACAGAATTTCAGTACAACATTCAATTAGCTCAAATAGCAACAGCAGCTACACAACAAAAAGAAAAAGAGATTGAAAATCGTAAAGATAAAAGAATAGAAAAAGAAGGAACGCAACAAAGCGAAATGATACAGCAAAGACAAACAGAAGGTATGCCTAAAAACTTTGAATCATCAGGTAATGATGTAATGGGTGGTTTTGGAGATCTTTCTTCGTTTGGACCTTCGTAATCAAGTATTTAATAATTATATAATATCATATCATGAGTGAACAAGTAAAAACGGAAGGATCTTTTAAGATCAAATCCAAACCAAAATTAACTGAGGAACAAATAGGTGCTCAAAACAAAGAGCCTTTAGTTGACATTCCTAGTAATATGACAAGAGTAGTAATTCCTAATCAAGAAACAGATGCCGTTCAAGAGCCAAGCGCAGAGAAAGTGGATGTGGATGCACCAGCCGAAGATGGCCCGACAATGGTCGCAGGAACATCCGAACCAGAACCTGCAGAAGTTACCAAAGAAATTAAAGAAGAAGTAATAGCTCAACCAGTACAGCCTGAATTACCGGAAAATATCAATAAGTTAATTGATTTTATGAGGGAAACAGGTGGAACATTGCAAGACTATACTAAATTAAATACTAACTACGACGATTTAGATAGAGACGTTTTAGTAAAAGAATATTATAAAAACACTAAATCTCATTTAAGTGCAGAAGAAATTGATTTTATGATCGAAGACAATTTTGCATTTGATGAAGATATAGATGAAGACCGCGAAGTTCGAAGAAAGAAGCTCGCGTATAAAGAGGAGGTTGCAAAAGCNCGTACATTTTTGGAAGATACAAAGAATAAGTATTATGATGACATCAAGTTGAAGTCACCAGCTTTATCTGAAGATCAACAAAAAGCAGCGGACTTTTTTAATCGACACAAAGAGGATCAGGAAAGAAACGATCAATCTCGTGACGCGTTTACATCAAAAACTAATGAAGTATTTAATGAAAAATTCGAAGGTTTCGATTTTACATTAGGAGACAAAAAGTTTAAATATGGTGTTCAAAACCCGTCGCAAGTTAAAGAAAGCCAGTCAGACATCAATAATTTTGTGAGGAAGTTCCTTGGAGAAGATGGGACTTTTAAAGATGCCACAGGGTATCACAAGGCATTGTATGCAGGTGCAAACGCAGATAAAATGGCGAATCACTTTTACGAACAAGGCAAAGCAGATGCTATTAGAGATGTTGTAAACAAATCTAATAACACGTCAACAAGCGCTAGGAAAGCAGCACCTGTTGATAGCGCAAGGTTTGGAGCATACAAAATTAAATCAGTTTCTGGAGCGGACTCATCAAAATTAAAAATTAAAAAGTTTAGAAACTAAAAATTATGAGTTTATTACCACAATTTGGGCAAATTATACCGTCCCAGTCGCCACAATTACTTGCGACAAATTATTTACAATGGAACAACAACGGCGGAGCTGCTGGTATTCCAGGAAACTTTGCTGATTTTGCTCAGCAATATTTACCAGAAATTTATGAAGCAGAAGTAGAGCGTTACGGAAATCGTACGTTATCTGGATTCTTAAAAATGGTTGGCGCTGAAATGCCAATGACGTCTGATCAAGTTATTTGGTCTGAACAAAACCGTTTACACATATCTTACATAGGTTGTACACTTGGTGCAATTGCTGGAACAACACAGGTTATAAATCTTAGCCCAGGTGTTGCTACTGCTCAAAATGTAATTTCAGTAAATGATACTGTTGTTGTTTTAGATCCAACTACTGGATTAGAAGCTAAAGGTATCGTTACAGCTACTACAATTGGTGTTGGAGGAAGTATTACTGTTCAAAGTTTTAGTGGAGCTGCTTTTAACGGAGCTGGTAACCTAGGATTTTCTGCGGCTGGTCTTAAAGTGTTCGTTTACGGATCTGACTATTCTAAAGGAACTACTATTGCTGCTGTAGGAGCTGGAAATTCAGCTGTAAGACAGAGTATCGACCCTGTATTAACGCAATTTTCAAACTCACCAATCATTATTAGAGATCAGTATGTTGTATCTGGATCAGATACTGCGCAGATTGGATGGGTGAATGTAGCTACTGAAGATGGAACTGACGGATACCTTTGGTATTTGAAAGCTGAATCTGAAACACGTTTACGTTTTGAAGACTACTTAGAAATGTCAATGGTAGAAGGCGAATTAAATACATCTGCTTTAAACCCATTAACTCAGCCAGGAACGCAAGGTTTATTTGCTGCTATCCAAGCTAGAGGAAATGTAGAGACTGGCTTTACAGCTGCTCAAGGCTTAGGTGAATTTGATGCTATCCTTAAAAACTTAGATACTCAAGGAGCTATTGAAGAGAACATGTTGTTTTTACAACGTCAAACTTCTTTAGACTTTGATGATATGTTAGCTAGTATTTCTAGCGGTGTTCAAGGTGGAGTTGCTTTCGGTTTATTCGAAAACTCTTCTGAAATGGCACTTAACTTAGGATTCAGTGGATTCCGTAGAGGATCTTACGACTTTTACAAAACAGATTGGAAATACTTAAATGATGCATCTACTCGTGGAGCAATCAATGGAGTTAATTCAATTGAAGGTGTATTAGTACCAGCTGGAACTTCA